AGTAACCCCTAGTTGATTAAAATCTGTATTTACTGTATCTGTAAATTTTTCTTTGTCAAAAGCTTGTCTAGTAAGAACTAAACTTCTCATTCCCTCCCCAGATGGTTCTGCTATACCATCTTCAATGGTTACTGTTGATGATGTAGCTGGATTTGTTAATTGTAATCCAACCTCTCCAGTTGTTTTTGTTACGTTATTTTTTGTATAATTATCCATTGACTACTTTAAACATTATGTCTTGATCAAATACGTGGGTAGTTCCATCAACTACTGTTTTTATTAAAATTGTATAATATCTTTCTGGTTCTAAACCATTCATGAAAACATCAAAATAACTTGAAGTTGAATCAGCACTAATTTTTGTATATTCATTATCAAAAGGAATTACAAACTCATTAGTATCTGTATCTTTAATTGCATACAAAGATGAACTTTCATGTAAATAGAAATTAGTAGTATATAAAGATGCTGTTTGAAATACTATATCTGGGTATTTTGGAATAGCTGCTATTCTAAATCTTTCAACACTTTGGGAATAATATGTTCCATTATTATTATAAACTGACATAAATGCCTCTGGTGTTGTTAATACAGAATTATTAGATGAACCTGTATTATAATACCAATCTTCCCATTTTAAATCTAATAGTGGGGGATAAATAGTATTTGTATCAATAGAAAAATATCTAAAGGTTGCTGTTACAGCTTGACTATTAACAAATTCTTTTGAACTAGATTGTTTAACTAAAAACCCATCATTTGTAAAACCTTTAGCATTATCTACTAATGAATTAGTATTCCATGTTTTTATTGTATCAGTTACATCAATACTTAAATCAACATTATTTCCATATGAAAATGATTGTGATTGAATAACGGGTAAACCAACATTTGAACCTGTATACCAGTTACCTCCTCCTTCTGCAGTTGAAGCAAATGAGGCTGTTGCTTTATCTCCATATGTTCCTGTAGTTTGCCATTTTAAGGCTCCAGCATCTGATCCAGAATAAGTTCTCCACATCCAACTTGCACCATCTGTAGTTTGTGGTGCATTATTATATTTTCCTGTTCCCATTCCCCAACTTCCAGATACTGGGTATACTTTTAATACTTGATCTATATTTAATCCACTAACAACCGCAGCTGAGTTTCTTAAATCAACCCCAAATTGTCTATCACTCCAATTAGATGCTGATACTGATGGTGATGATAATTTTATAGTAATATCATCTGACATTGGATAACCAGCAAATGATTCTGATTTAAATACTAGTTCATCTCCAGGTCTATAACCTATCCCATAAGGAGGTTGTGCTTCTAAAACTGTAACTGTTGTTACTAAATCATCAGCATGAATTTTAAAATAAAAAGTATCATCAGGATAAGCTGCAGCAAATGTAAATACTCCTGCTCCTACAGTTGAATCAATAGCTGCAGGTGTTAAATAAATATCATTATTATCAAAATATGAAAAATAATCTTGACTTACATATGAAGCAGATCCATTATTTACTATGGGTGCAGATATTACTTTATTATCTTTAACTACTAAATTTATTGAAGCACTTAAAGAAGATGTTGTAACTGTATTTTGTACATCATCATTTGATATAATAAAAGGACCATAAGTACCATCATTTGCTGTAAATATAGGAGTAATTACTAAATCATCTACTATATCTCTATTAGGTATAAAGTAAGTTCCATGTGTTTGAACATTAAAATGTTGTCCTCTTCCATTTCCTGTTGAGGAAGATGGTATTAAATCCCATGAAGGTGTTATATATCCTACACCATCTGATTGTGTTGGGTAATTAGCAGATGATGTCATTGTTTGGTCATATAGAAAATCAGATCCACCTATATCTGTATTAAGTACTGTTACTCCTGAACCTGAAATGTAAGTTGTGATCCAATTATTTATTTCTGTTTGTGAAAATTGTAATAAATATCTGCTAACTTGAGGTAAGGTATTTTGTATATTGGTAGATGCTTCTAAGATTTCATCTAACCCAGTATTCATACTAGATGAAATTGAATATAATGAAGTATCTTTTGTAGGGAAAATTTTATATATTGCCATAGTTTATTTTTATAATGGTACCACTCTACCTTTAATATCTTGTGTTGGATTTTTTACTTCAAAAACCATAGGATCTATAGATGGATAAATAACTCCCTTTATTGTTGCAGCTGTTATATCATATGAAAATTTACTATATCCTAACGCTTCACCTGCTAGATTATTTATAGTTACATCTTGTACAGTTTGTACTCCTTCTACTTTATCTAAAAGTATATTTATATCTTTTAATAAAATAGGTTCATTAATTTGCCATTTATCTATATTAAAGAAATTTGTTACTGAATCTACACACTTAGTTATTACTTCACTATTATTGTAATTTGGCAAAACAATTATATCAAATAATACTTCAATATTAACTATATAGGCATCTTTAATAGTAATAGAATCATTTATCATTCTATATTCAGATAAATAAGTTTGTAAATTTCTTTTTAACACATTAGAAGCTGTTCTTAATTGTTTATTTATATTATATGATAAAACATATAAATCTAATACTGTTGGTAATTCTCCTGCTTGGTAATCACCTATTTTACAGGGTTCAGCATGTGCTTTTGCTATAACACCTAAATTAGCAGGCATTGATAATGATCTAACTAAATAATCTTGTGTTGTAACTGTTCTTAATTGATTTTGGAAATTACCTAATGAGTTTTGTCTAAGTTCTTCTACTGTATCTCCATCCATTCCACCATCAGCTGCTAATTCATTATTTGATGATACAGAATTAAAAATAGTATTTGCTAAAGAAGTATTTGATAAATCAGGATTTACAAATACAATATTAGTATCATCAATTCCTGTTAAAGTTCCAGCTTCAACATTTGCAGATGCTCCTCCTCCAGTTAAATATCTTACTGTTAGAGTTGTATTATAAGGTGCAATCCCATAAGTATTTGTAAATACAAAATTTGTAGGGGAAAAAGCAGTTGTAAGTTTTGTTTTTTCAAAAGGTAAACCTAAACCTACATTATCTGGGTTAGGTATAAGTTGTTCTGTTGTTGATCTAGTATTACCTGCTCCAAACTGTAATTGTAATGATCCTGAAGATATAAAACGTGTAGCAAATCTTCTTTGTACTGTTTTTAATTCTAATAAATAGGGTACTTCAGGATCCATTGCATAATTAGGATCATTAGTATTTGTGTTTCTAATAGAATTAAATACGTTTTCTTGCGCTAAATTAGGAACTTCATACCAAGTATTACCATCACTGTCAATCACGTCTAATACGCCTATAATATTATTATTATTTATTGTTCTTGTATCAAATTTAACAGCAGCATTAAATGTAAACTGTTGTGTAGTAACTGTAGCAGATATGGCTTTTCTTGTTTTTTTAAGTAAAAAATATGTTGGATTAATTCCTGATATTTGGTATACAGTTGATGTAGTTGGATCTAGTGAACTTGATGCAGAAAAATCAATTACATCTTCAATTATAAATTTTTGCGTTGAGTCTAAATTTGATGAAACTTGAGTATTTTCTGGTATTATTAGTGAATAATCATAATCAGGAACATATTCTCCAAGTACTTGTTTTGCAGGGACTTGTTGGTAAAAGTCTAACTTTACAGATGCTACAGTTGTTACTTTAGGAACATATCCTAAAGAATAAGCTAAAGCATATAAATTTTCTGTTTGTCTTGCTTTTTGAATAAATGTTTCTTGTATCTGATTATCTAAATAAAAAGATAGAACATCTCCTACATAGGCTGCCATTTCCATAAATAGCATACCTGTAGAAGTATCCGTAAAATCATTAAATGTGTTTGGAAAATATGTTTTAGAATATTGTATTAGAGAATTTCTAATTGTATTAAAATCTCTATCAATATATCTTATGTCTCTTTCTAATTTAGCCATTATTGTAGTAATATGTTTATACTATCTTCTATTCCAAAATTTACTATTTGGTAAATTAAAGTAAAGTTAACAGTATTTTCGTCTGGTTGGTTATTAAATTTTATTTCTTTTACTTCTACATTTGGAAAAAATATATTTATATCGCTCTGTATTGTAGATTTTAAATCTTCTGTGGTTGAATCTAAGATATTTTCGAATAATAAATTTCTTAAATCAGCTCCAAATTGAGGTCTAAATACTCTTTCTCCTTTATTAGTTAATAAATAATTAACCATATTAGCTTTTATTTGATCTCTTGTAAAATAAGTAGGTACAAAGACAGCATCCCCATTTAAAGGAAAACCAAAACCAACCGCTCTACTAGGTTGAAGGTCTATTGGAAACTTACTTTGTATTATTCTTGCCATTATTATTTATTCATTAAACCTAATATTTGATTCATATCAACTTCACCAGCAGGTAATGTTCCATTTGCTGTATCCATCCCTGCTTGAGGTTGAAAGGATTGAGCATTATTACTTGTAAAGGATGCAGCTGTATCTCCTAATATATTTTTATATGCATCTCTTTTATCTTGTGAAGACATTGTAGGAGATTGAGGTATAATAGGTGATGGAGCATTAATATTTTCTGTTATTGGTGCTTGGGTTATAACTCTTGGAGTTTTAACTGCTTCCAATAAAATTTCTTTCAATTCTTCTTGAATTGCTTCTTTTACTGCTTCTTTTATTATTAATTTTAAGGCTGACGTCTTCATTTTATTTATAAATATTATATTATTAAACTTATTTAATGTTAAATTGCGGAAACTACAAAACCTACTTGATTTCCGTAACCTACACTGTCTACCATTATCATTTCAAAATCCCAAATTCCGGTTGACTGCAGAAATATTGGTAGGGATTCTTTAATTTCTAACTCTTGAGCATATACTTCTTTTTGTCGGGCAATTGGATTACCATTTAACTGGAGTCTGAAAATAGCATTAGTAAAAGATCCTTGTGTTCCAGTTCCACCAAATGCACTCATTACTACTTTTGTATTTGGAATTGTAGTAGTAATGGTTCCAGATACATTACCAGTTGTAGGAGTTAAAATATTATCTACATTAGAAGGATCATTACCAATTATAGTCCAATCAGCTATAATTCCTGAGGAAGAACCTGTAGGATTATTAATACTACTACCAGAATAATTTAAACCAGTAATAGAAACACCTGTTGATCCTGCTATACCACCAATACCATCTCCCCTTACTATATTTAAATCATTTTCTGTTATTTGTATAGTTAATCCTGCTACATATTGATCTATATTATATTTCATTTCTTCTACTAATACTTGTACTGATGAACTAAAAGAATATCTAGCTTTATTTTGAGGATCATTATATAATACTATATTACCTGTTAAAGGAGTAGCAAATTTATCGGTTGATGTAAAAAACTTTTCTCCTCTTGATATAGAAAAATTTCTAGTTGATATAATTCTTCTAGAGTCAAAAGCAAATTTATTTTTAGGATCATAATCAATTACCATTACAAATCCCTTGTAAATTAAAGGATCTCGAGAATTTGCTTGTAATTGTTTGATTAAATCTTCTTCATTTGCTATATTAATTTCTGGTATAGATGAATCTCCTGCTGCTAATAAATCTTTTCTTATTTCATTATTTAGAGTTTTTTCAATTACATCTATTTCTAATTGACTAATATCTGTAACAGGTGATCCTATAACAGCAGGGCAAGAATCTCCTAATTCTATTTTAGCTGATAAAAATGCTAAAATTGCTAAAGATGGTTGAACCATTGATAAGGTTTTATCCATTGCTATTATAGCTTGGGATATTAAACCTATTATTCCTGATATTAGTTTAGGTATTAAAGATACTACCCCTTTACCCATAGTTAATAATTTATCTAATTGATCTAAAGCATCCGAAAGAATAGTTATTACATTTAAAGGAATTGCTATAGCAGGAGCACCAAAAGCTACTGGGATAGGTATAGCTTTAATAACTTTTACCCCCACTTTTACAGAAGTTATTATAACATTTAAAGTATTAGCTGTTACTTCTAAAGTTTGTAATGGTCTTTGAACTGTAATTAGTGCTTCTTTTAATTTATTAGTATTATCAATTAATTTAGAAATATTATTTTGAAGTAATTCAACTTGTTTTCTTGTATTTTCTTTTTGAGCCGTAGTTAGTGAAGGAGTACTACATATACTTTCTGGGGTTAATATCTCTTCAAGTCCAATATCATTTTCTCCTCTAGCTAAAGCAACTACATCAAATTGTAAAAATTGAGGATTTATTCCTGATCTTTCAACTGTTTTAAGTGTTTCATTTATAAGTTTCTCCTCCATAACAGATAAAGAATCTTGTATTTTAGCAGTATCTTTTGCTACATTAACTACTTGTTTTACTATGACTGTTTCTAAACCCATTATTTACTTTTACTTACTTGGGATTTATATTGTTGAATCTTATTTAACATCTTTTGAGCCGCATTTTGTACTTGTACAGCAGGAACAGGTATTAAAGGATTTATTATAAAAGGTATTCCAGTTCCTATAGGAGTTTGTAATGCTCCTGATAAAGACATAACTGTTGATAATAAAGATTGAAAATCAGCTAAAAATTTATCTCCTAATATTATTGATTCTCTTGCATTTTTATCACCCAATAATACTTTATCTGATTTTATTATTGTAGTTTTTGTATCTATATTTAAACTATTTTCTGAATTTAAATTTATTGTATCTTGGGATGATAATAAAATTGAATCACTATAAGCATTAAATAGTAATCTTCCAGATGATAAAATAATTTGAGGGTCTGTAAATTTATCAGGGGCAATAGGTGGTTGAAAATAAGAACTATAATTTCTACTAGCTACTCCAATTGGAATAGCTTGTGTTGAAGTTAAATATATATTTGATAAATCTAAATTTATATCTTCTACTTGTGGTACCCAAGGATCTGTATCTTCTTCATGTTGTCCGTTTTTTATTATAATAATTGGATCACCACTTTCACCAGTTCCTTCTCTAGACCAAGGATTAGGGATTACAGCTTCTGTTACAGTAGAACCTAATCTAAAAGTATTTCCCCATCTACCTTGTATTAAGTTATCACCTTCATAAGGTAATAAATTTCTTATACTTAATTTTTCATTAAAAGTATCACCTAAATCAATTTCAGTACCTCCATCTGTTACTCTTCTAACAGCTCCTCCTTGTGTTTCTTCATAATCTTGTTGTTGAGAAGGAGGTAAAAGATCTGAAAGAATTGGATCAGGTATTGCATTATGGTGTACACTATTCCATATATTAATAGGTTGAAAATAATAATAACTTAAATTATTTACATTACTTTGTATTTTACTATTAGGTAATGCCATTATATATACTATTTCATTTTCTAATGGAATTATAGATTGATTTGGAAATAAAGGTCTTGCAAAGTTATCTGTAGAAAATTGAGGATTTGGATTTGGTTGGTTTATTTTATCAAAAAATATACACCCTATTGAAGACCATTCCCCAAATTTTTTAAATGCTTTAGGTTGAGTTGTATCATCAAGCATAGCATATTTAACCCTACCTGAGAATACATTAGACTGACCCCCAAATGATTGTTTTGAAGATGATAATGAACTTAATCCAATTGTAGGTTTAACTGCCATTTATTTTTCTTTATCTTTTATTTGAAGTTTTTCCATCTCGGCCATAAGTGCATCTTTTTCTTCATCAGTAATTCCAAACCCACCATCATCAGTAGCAGTATTTACTGCTCTTTGAATAATAGTAGCCATTTTAATTAAAGCATCATCATTCTTTACTCCGATTTCCATATATTCCTTTATTAAAGGAACTATTAATGTAGCATCTCCAATTTCTTGAACTAAAGGTTTTAGTTCTGAAATTAAAGAAGATACTTGTTCTGATTTTTTCTTTTGGTTATTATATATTTCTTCTAGTATATCCGAAAATTTTTTATCCCCAAATATGATTGAATCTAATTGGCTCATAATTTTTGGTTATAAATATAACTAAATTAGTCTTTTGAGGGAAGATAATACCCATGTTCTAAATAAAATAAATATTTTTCTTTAAATATTTTATACAAAACATTAGCGATTTTGGTAATTTTTGGTGTTTTAACATCTACCATCTCACGAATATAAATATAAAGTGCTTTTTTATTAAAAACATCTATAGAATCTCTTTTTCTAAATAATTCTAAAATTGCATCTGCTATTTGTGCATCATTACTTTTAGGGAAAATAGTATATATTCTTTCAGTACATTCATTTACAAATTTATCTATAAATAAAGATAACTTGTCCTCATGTTTATACCCCTGTAAAGCTAAATCATCACCTTCAAATTCTTCTTCTGTAACTTTACTTATTCCATCTTCCATTTTTTGGGACGTAATAAATCCTGGATTTAATTGATCTAAATTAGAATAGTTAGTTAAATCTCCAATAGGAATATTTTGTATTTTATTTCCATAATTTTTTGTATTATATACAATCAACCAACGTTTTACAATAGTACCAAAATACGAATATGCTTTAGCTCCATTTTCGGGATTAAATAAATGGATTTTAGATAAAAGAAAAACCATTAATTCATGTTGAAGATCTTCTAAATTTTCAACTTCAGTATAGTAAAATTTAAATGTGTGAATTATATTTTGAGTAAGTTTATAAAAAGGCCAATGAATATGATCTTGATAAAGATTACTTCTTTCTTCTTTATCTTTAGAATTGTTATACTTTACAATAGCTGCTTCTGTATCTTTAGTAAAATATACTCTTCCTTTTCTTATCTTTTTATTCTTCTCTATTATGTGATCCATTATTCTTAAATCTTTTTGATGTTAAAATCATTAAGAATTTCTTGAATTTGTTTTATAGTTTTAAAAAAGAAACCTACTTCATCATCACCCTCAAATGAACCCTTAATATCTACTTTTTTCATTTTTTCTTCGGATACCTCAATTGCTCTAGATATATTATCTAAATATTTTAAATATCCTAATAGAATATCTTCTTGTTTTTCGTTCTTACGTAGTAGATTAATAGTCGTAAACCCTAAAGCTACGACTATTATTGAAAGTATTATTATTGTTGTTATCATAGGTTATCTAACATATTTTTAAGTCCTTCACTTTTTATTGTTCCTAAAGCTTTATTTTTTACCGACTTGTTATTGACCCCCAATGTATAATTCTTTTTGCTGGTATCCAAGTTATTTTTAAATTTAGGTAACCATTCAATTTCAAATTCAATTCTGGCCGCCATCATATCTGCTTGATGTAGGATAAACGGTAATGAAGTTCTTGGTTTTGTTTCAGGCATATAACCCTTTAAATACTTATCATTTGCTGAGTCATATAAACCATCATGAGTTTGTATAGCTACCATTTCATTAAATGTATATTTAACGTCATGTTGTTGAAGTAAGAATAAACCTCTATCTGGGACTGCAGCAAATGCAATTTCTTTATTATGCATGTAATCCTCACCTAACTTATCTTTTCTCCATTTATCAGTTTGGGGTAAATAGGATTCATGAGTATCATCTCCCATTTTACCTAAATCATGATTGATTGCTGAAAATACTAATTCTTCTTCTGTAAATGTAGTCATATCACACCCTTCATCTTTCCAAAGATTAGATTGTTTAAGAGCACATCTAACTACTCTATTTACATGATCAATATACCCACCTGGAAAAGCATTATGGTATTCTTTTTTATGCGAAGCAGGCATCATCATAAGACGATCTTCGTATTTTTTATAAAACTTTATTAGTTGATCTTTACGATCACCTGTAATATACATTTTAATATTATTTAGAAAATTATTCCAATTGTTTTGGATTTCCTCTGCTGATAATTTCATAACTTTTATTTTTTAATTTATCCGTTTCTTAATTGTGCATGTTCTCTTTCTATTTGAGATTCTAAATCTCTAAGAACATTTTCTGTTTCTTCGATCTTTTTAACAAAACTATCTACTGGTTGTTGTGATTTAACCATCATTTTTAAGTTTGTTAAATTACCTTGTATTTTATTTGTTAGGCGAACAATTGTTTCTGGGTTGCGTAATGGCATGACTTGATTGTTTTAGTGTTTATTAATTTGGTGTACCTTATACCCCGGTACCCTGTTTCATTTATTCTATTATCTAATTATCTCTCTTTCCCTTAATCCCTGTACCTCCAATATACGACATATAATCTTCACCTCCAACCTTAGATTCAAAACTTCTTGATTTTTTTAGGATTTTTAACAAGAACGCACATCTTTCATATTCTTCTTGTTGGGTAAAGAAATTGATCCCTAACTCCAGTGATGTGTCTAAATATTCGTCTGAATAGTATTTAACTGCGTCTATATGCGATGCCTCGTTGAGGTCGATGTTCTGTATGAATGACCATGCTCTGCTGTATGTAACAAACTCCCCAGCTTCCTTAATGTCTTCAATATTAAATTCTTTATTTGATTTTTTGAAGAATGTAAGTACTTTTTTATTAAAATTTATGTGGTTAAGGATAAGTTTTTTATACATTCCTACATAGTATACTGGAGATGACTTTAAATCGTCATAACTAGTAGTCCCCTTTGGGGATAGGTCATCATTATTGTGTGAAAATAATCCGAATATGTTGTCTAAATTTACCATGATTAGTAATATATGTTATAAATATTACCAATCCAAGTAATCCTATTCTACGGATTGTTGCTTTTGGTTGTAGAAATGATCTTCTGCTTCTTTTTGATCGTTATATAATTTTTCTTTATCTGCATTTGATAAACTATTCCACCAATCATTATGATTAGCATTCATTTCTTCTAATGTAACAGATTCATTATTTTTATTTTCTGACATATATTAATTTTTAATTAGACATCCCAATCTCCACATGCTATTTGTATAGCTAGTAATGGAGATATACTGGGTATTGAGTTAATTGTTTCTAATGCTGAATATACTACTTCAACAGTTTTGCCTGCTCTATTAGCTTGATCAAGGCAACTAGCAAAATCTAAAATCTCTTCAGATGTTACTTTTTCTAAAAAACGTTTTTGCTGGCTATTCATTTCCATCTTCTACTAATTTTATTCCTCCATTTTTCTCACTAGCTTGAGCTATTTGTTCTTCTTTACTAAGCCCACTATCAACGGTTGTATACCCTTTTTCCTTAGCTT